GGGGGCTATTTCGGATCACGAGGTGTTGAGAAGGTGTTCGGAAATAATAAACATAAATGATAAATACAGATTTGAAAATATACGGTTTAAATATAACGGCATTATTTGCTAGTTCAGACATGGCGCATAATATTAATCCTACGTTACAAACGCTTGTGTTGGCGCTTACAATAGTTTATACTTCAATCAATATATATAAAAAATTTAAATAATATGAAATTAAAATACTTTACTGACAAAGAAGATTTTAAAGGGAATATGGATAAAATGGATCCTAAGCTTTTAGGCATGCTTGATGCTCTTAGAAAAGATTATGGCTTTCCTATAGTTATAAATTCATCATATAGATCACCAGAACACCCTATTGAAGCTGCTAAAGAAAACCCAGGCGAGCATGCATATGGTGCTGCTGTGGATATTAAATGTGTTGGTGGAGAAGCTACATACTTATTAGTTGCTGCTGCAATTAAATGTGGTTTTAAAAGAATAGGAATATCAAGAAAAAGCAATTTTGTACACGTAGGTATTGGATACCCTGGCGCACCCAGTACGACTATTTGGACATACTAAAATAAATTAAATGAAATTAATTAGAAAAATATCAATTGGCCAAGATTATAAGAATGAAGCAATGCATTATTCTGTTGGTCAAGAAGTTTATGGCGGGCATACTATTTGTGATATACTTGCAGAAGAGAATGGTTCGTATAAAATATACATTACTAAGAATAAAGAAGTTTTGCCTTGGAAACATTTTAATGGTAACATGGCAGTATCAGTTGAATACAATTTAGATTATTAATGAAGTCTATATACAATTATATTATATTTTCTCAAAACAGATACAACAACACAACAGACGTAGAAGGCAAAGAACTTATTTTAAATACTGAAATAACGGAAAGAGATTATCAGTTTGTAAATAGAATAGGTACTGTTGTATCAACACCATTGTTAGAAGATAATCCCATTAAAGAAGGTGTTGATGTTATATTACATCATAATGTTTTTAGACGATGGATAGATATACGAGGCGTAGAAAAAAATTCGTCCAGTCTTATTAAAGAAGACTACTATATGGTTTCTCCAGATCAGATATATGCTTATAAAGAAAATGGAAAATGGAAATGTCCTGATCAATATTGCTTTGTAAAGCCTATAGATGATGAATCAAAATGGAGCACCGAGAAGGAACAAAAATTACTTGGTGAGCTTGTGTATAGCAACGAGTATTTAGAATCATTAGGACTAGCCACAGGAGACGTGGTGGGCTTTACGCCGGATTCAGAATACGAGTTTAATATTGATGACACAAAACTATATAGAATTTTATCAAATCACATAACATTACAATATGAATCGCACTGAAAGAATAATTGATGCCTCAGAAAAAGCACTAATAGAGTTGGAAAAAGTAATAAGACAAAGAATTGACTTAGAAGACTTAGACCCAGAAAAAGCTAAAATTGCTGCGCAAGCTAAATGGGTTGCAATAGAGGATTCATTAAAAATAATACAGAAAATAGAAGAGCTTAATACTAACGATAAAAAAGACGCTGTAAAGTTCCTTGGCGTTGAAGATAGATTAAAATAATGTATACACAAACTTTATACAATGTTATTTCAGATCATCTTGACGATAAAAAATTAAAAAGAAACAACAAGCTTAAAAAATATAAATACGGTTATGACAAAGATTTAGATTGCGTCATAATAAGTAAAGATGGAACTCTAGGCGAAATATACGAAATACAAGGTCTTAAGGTAGGTTTACCTCAAATCCCAGAAAGTGTTGACGGTGAAAAACTTAAAAAAGAAAATCAAGTATTCACAAGAAGGGAAAGACCAGAATCGTTAAATAAAATCAAAACTCTATATGACTTTAAACAATATCCTGACGATATTAAAGAAAAGTATTATGACTATATCAACGGGGAGTTTACTCGGCGTGATAATGGTTACTGGTTCATGTGCAACGACACCCCGTGTTACATTACAGGGTCACACTATGTCTACCTTAATTGGACAAAGATCGACGTGGGTGCACCCGACTTTAGACAGGCGAATAGAATCTTCTATTACTTTTGGGAGGCGTGCAAGGCTGATCCAAGATGTTATGGAATGTGCTACCTTAAGAACAGACGGTCTGGTTTTTCCTTCATGGCAAGCTCAGAGACTGTTAACCAAGCTACAATCTCACGAGACGCTAGATTCGGAATTTTATCTAAGTCTGGAGCTGATGCTAAGAAGATGTTCACAGACAAGGTGGTTCCAATTTCATCAAACTACCCGTTCTTCTTTAAACCGGTCCAGGACGGTATGGAAAGACCCAAAACGGAATTATCCTACAAGGTTCCGTCACGAAGACTTACGAGAAAGTCCATACGAGCAACCGCGTCGGAGGACGACCAACAACAGGGATTGGACACGACCATCGACTGGAAGAATACAGGAGACAACTCATATGATGGGGAGAAACTCAAACTACTCGTCCACGATGAATCGGGTAAATGGGAGAGACCGGATAACATCCTCAACAACTGGAGGGTCACAAAAACGTGTCTTAGACTTGGAGCAAGAGTAGTAGGCAAATGTATGATGGGTTCAACTTCTAATGCTTTAGCAAAGGGAGGGGATAACTTTAAAAAATTATATTATGACTCCGACGTTACTAAACGAAATAAAAATGGACAGACTGCAAGTGGACTATATTCTTTGTTCATACCTATGGAATGGGGCTACGAAGGATTTATTGATAAGTATGGATACCCTGTATTCGACCCACCACAAAAAGAGATTGAAGGAATTGACGGACAGCTCATATATACAGGCGTTATCGAACACTGGGAAAACGAAGTTGAAGGATTACAATCTGACGCAGACGCATTAAACGAATATTATAGACAATTTCCACGTTCTGAAAAGCATGCTTTTAGAGACGAAACAGTTAATTCATTATTTAATTTAAGTAAAATATACGAACAAATTGATTTTAATGAAGAAATGACTATGAGTGGCTATGTTGTTCGTGGCGGTTTTTCATGGAAGAATGGAATAAAGGATAGTGAAGTTGTTTGGACACCAATGCGCAACGGTAGGTTTTTAGTTAGCTGGATACCACCTAAGCATTTGCGTAATAATGTAATAGAAAAAAGTGGAATTAAATATCCAGGCAATGATGGCCTTGGCGCTTTTGGTTGTGATTCTTACGATATTTCGGGAACTGTAGGAGGCGGAGGATCTAATGGGGCTTTACATGGTTTAACAACATTTTCAATGACCGAAGATGTACCTAACACAAAGTTTTTTTTAGAGTATATCGCTAGACCACAAACTGCTGAAATATTTTTTGAAGACGTACTTATGGCAATGATATTTTATGGAATGCCAATACTAGCGGAAAATAACAAGCCTAGACTATTATATCATATTAAAAGAAGAGGTTATAGAGGTTACTCTATGAACCGCCCAGATAAACTAAAAGCAAGATTATCTAAAACTGAAAATGAATTAGGTGGCATACCTAATACATCTGAAGATATAAAGCAAGCTCATGCTGCTGCTATAGAGTCTTATATAGAAGACCACGTTGGCAAGATCAACGAAGACTATGGCAATATGTATTTCCAGCGAACGCTTGAAGACTGGGCAACATTTGATATTTCAAAACGTACTGCACACGATGCTTCTATAAGCAGCGGATTAGCTATCATGGCATGCAGAAAACATTTATATAGACCAGCGCCTGTTAGGCAAAAAACAAAATTAAACTTTGGTTTTTCTAAATATAGAAACTCCGGAGCTAGAAGCGAGATAATAAAATAAATATGGCAAAGACTAAATCGCAAAGTTATGATTTTCCAAGTCAAGCTGTTTCGGACTCTGAAAAAAAATCAGTTGAATACGGAACAAAAGTAGCTAAGGCTATAGAGCAAGAATGGTTTAACCAAGGCCAGGGGATTACGGGAAAGTATTATTCTACTGGAGATGAGTTTCATAAATTACGGCTTTATGCTAGAGGAGATCAATCTGTTAAAAAATACAAAGATGAATTTGCTATAAATGGTGACTTATCTTATTTAAATCTTGATTGGAAACCAGTACCTATCATCCCTAAGTTTGTTGATATTGTTGTTAATGGAATGCAAGATAGGCTTTACACTATTAGAGCAAAAGGAGAAGATGCACTTTCTAATGATAAAAGAACAGCATATGTAGAAGCTGTAGAGCGTGATATGAATGCCGCAGCTATGCTTGATTTAGTTGAAAACGAGTTAGGTGTTGATGTTAGAAATATAGAAAAACAAGATCTTCCTAAAAGCTCAGAAGAGTTTGATTTATATATGCAGCTTAATTATAAGCAAAGCGTTGAAATTGCAGAAGAACAAGCTATACAAAACATTTTTAATTTTAATAAATACGAATACTTAAAAACTCGTGTAGATTATGATTTAACAGTTTTAGGTATAGGAGCAATGAAACATTCTTTTAATAATACAGATGGTGTTAAATTAGATTATGTTGATCCTGCAAATTTAGTATATTCATATACTGAGGACCCATATTTCAATGACGTATATTACTTTGGAGAAGTTAAAAAAGTTAAATTAAACGAGCTTAAAAAACAATTCCCTTCATTAAATAACGAAGAGTTTGAAGAAATATCTAAAAAGAGTAATAGCTGGGCTAATTACAATATGAACTTTAATGACAGTAAAAATAATGATACTGATGAAAATAATGTAGCTACAGTACTTTATTTTAATTGGAAAACATGGGGAAATAACGTATACAAAATTAAAGAAACGTCTACAGGTGCAGAAAAAGCAATTAAAAAAGACGATAGCTTTGATCCACCAAAAGATAAAAGAACTAGATTTCAAAGAGTTGCAAAAGCGGAAGAAGTATTATATGAAGGCGTTTATATTTTAGGGCAAAACAAACTTTTAAAATGGCAAAAAGCTAGCAATATGATTAGACCTAATTCAAATGTGAATAAGGTTCTTATGAATTATATTGTTTGTGCGCCAAGAATATATAAAGGTAAAATAAACTCTTTAGTTTCCAAAATGACGCCATACGCTGATTTAATTCAGTTAACGCATTTAAAACTACAGCAGGCGATACAAAGAATGACACCATCAGGTGTTTATCTTGATGCAGATGGCTTAGCTGAAATTGATTTAGGTAATGGAACATCATATAACCCACAAGAGGCGTTAAATATGTATTTCCAAACAGGATCTATTATAGGTAGATCTTTAACTGTTGAAGGTGACCCAAATCCTGGTAAAGTTCCAATTCAAGAGTTACCTGGAGGTGGAGGTAATCAAGTACAGCTTCTTATTGGTGCTTATAATCAGTATCTACAAATGATACGTGATATAACCGGGCTAAATGAAGCTAGAGATGGTTCAGACCCGGATCCTAAAGCCTTAGTAGGTGTACAAAAAATGGCTGCTGCCAACAGCAACGTGGCAACAAGACACATATTAGACTCGAGCATGTTTATAACTAAAAAGCTTGCTGAATGTATATCGTTAAGGTTTAAAGATGTTTTAGAATTCCATCCCACAAGAGAAATTTTTATAAATTCAATTGGTAATTTTTCAGTAGGTGCATTGAAAGAATTGAGCAAGTTACATTTGCATGATTTTGGTATATTTTTAGATTTAGAGCCTGATGAAGAAGAAAAGTCTAGATTAGAAACTAATATACAGATGGCTTTAACGCAAGGAAGTATATTTCTTGAAGACGCTATTGATATTAGACAAGTTAGAAATATAAAACTAGCAAATCAACTTTTAAAGCTTAGAAGAATACAGAAGCAACAAGCGGATGCACAACAATCTCAAGCCGCAGCAGTAGCACAAGCTGAAGCTCAAGGTCAGGCACAAATTCAAATTGAAGAGGCAAAAGTGCAAGCCACACAAATTGCAACTGAATCTAAAATCCAAATTCAAAAAACTGAAAATGAATTAGATATTAAAAAGATGCAATATGAAGCTTCTACCAAAAAAGAATTAATGCAGTTTGAATATGATTTAAATGTTAAGCTTAAAGAACTTGAACTTTCAGCTCAAAAAGAACTTGTTGAAAAACAAAGTGAAACACAAGAAAGAATAGCGGATAAAAAGAATATATCTGTTAGTTCTATAGCTGGTCCACCGAGGACAGAAAAACCAAAAAAGTCCTTTGAATCAAAAGGCAATGACGTTTTAGGAGGTTTTGATTTATCCAGATTTGAAGCTAAGTAAAATTACTAATTATCTTATTATATATTATGG